CTCCGGCTACGGCTCCGGCTCCGGCTACGGCTCCGGCTCCGGCTACGGCTACGGCGACGGCTCCGGCTCCGGCTGATCGAACCGGACCGCCTCTGGATCGGCGGGGCCAGGCCCCGCCGATCAACCCGCTTCGCGGACTGGAAATCACGTGATGGCACAGCGACTTCATCGAACGCGCAAGGCGCGAAACTTCACGCCCGCGGGCGCGGTCTACGTCGGTCGCCCGACGATCTGGGCGAACCCATTTTCCGGCAGAACAAAGATCGGTCATCGCCGCAGCGTCATCCTGTTCCGGGCCTGGCTCGCGGGCGACCTGAACGCGTATATCCTCCGCAGGGCAGGTTTCAGCAACGCTGAGATCGCCGCGCTGGACAGGCGCAGGCGGGCGGTCATGGATCGATTGCCCGCGCTTCGCGCACGAGACCTCCAATGCTGGTGCCCGGCAACATCGCCCTGGTGTCATGCCGACGTGCTACTTTCCATGGCGGGGACGGCATGACGCTCCGCTTCCTCCACCAGTGGGAAGACCTGCTCGCCACCGCGATCGAACTGCAGGCCCTGCGCGCCAGCGGCGATCCGAAAGCGGTGGCCGGCGGGAGGCTTACCGTGGCCGAGGCGACGGACCGAACCCGCCGCGCGGCGGCCCTCGTCGCCCAGTGGCGCCACGTCGTCGACCGGACCCCGTTCGACATCGACGATCCGCTGGCCAGCCTCGGCGCGAGCTGGGCCGAACTGCGCACCGATCTCGCCGCCGCGTTGACCCGCGCCGAGGCGCGCGCCGCCGCCAGTCCCGACAGTCGCCCCCTGCGCGACTTCGCCGACGCCGTCGCCGCGCTCCACTGGCACCAGCAGCCACAGGGCCACCCCGGCCAACTCCCGCACATCGTCCGCGTCCACGATTTCAACCAAGCGCTGCGCCGACAACGCGAAGACCGGCAGGCGAGGGCGGCATGAAGTTCCAGGGCCTCTTCATCGACGGCTTCGCGGGCGGCGGCGGCGCTTCGACCGGCATCGCCCAGGCAATCGGCCGCGACGTCGACATCGCCGTCAACCACAGCGAGACCGCGATCGCGATCCACCGCGCGAACCACCCGACCGCGACGCACTTCTGCCAGGACATCAAGGCGCTGTGGCCCAAGGCCGCGACGCGGATGCAACCCGTCGCCGGTGCCTGGTTCTCCCCCGACTGCAAGGAATTCAGCAAGGCGAAGGGCGGGCCGGTGAAGGACCGCTCGATCCGCGCGCTGTGCTGGGAAGTGGTCCACTGGCTCGAGGAGGTGCAGCCCACGGTCGGCTATCTCGAGAACGTCGAGGAGTTCGAATACGCCGCCCCGCTCGACAGCGACGGCGTCCCGATCCGCGGACAGGAGGGCCGCGAGTTCCGCCGCTTCGTCCGCGCTATCCGTTCGCTCGGCTATCGGGTGCAGTGGCGGGTGCTGCGCGCCTGCGACTATGGCGCGCCGACCAGCCGCAAGCGCCTCTACATGGTGATGCGCCGCGACGGCCTGCCGATCCGCTGGCCGAAACCCACGCACGGCGCGCCAGGGTCGCCCGGCGTCCGACGCGGCAAGCTGCTGCCTTACCGCGCCGCCGCCGAGTGCATCGATTGGAGCATTCCGTGCCCGTCGATCTTCGATCGCCAGCGCCCGCTGGCCGAGGCGACGCTGCGCCGGATCGCGCACGGCGTCATGCGCTACGTCGTCAACGCCGCGCAGCCGTTCATTGTCGGCACCGCCTTCACCAACACCCGGGCGGCGGGCGTGTTCGATTGTGAGGATCCGCTGCGCACGATCACGACGCAGCCGGAATACGGCGTCGCCGATGTCGAACTGGCATTCTGCGGGAATGATGCTGCGCATTCTCGTCAGGAGATCCTCAGCAGCGGGAGTTATGAAGCATGGAATTTGAAATCGGACAGCTCGCCTTCCTTCGGCATTCTGACGAAGAAGGTGAGATCATCGGGCGCGCAGAATACGCTACATCCGAGCCCTCGTACCTCGTCCGCTACCGCGCAGGCGACGGCCGGCAGGTCGAGGCTTGGTGGACTGAATCCGCATTGCGATCGCAATGATGCGGATCGGGGCGGCGACCTTTGGGTCGCTGCCCCGCACGTCACCAAGTTCCGTACCGGATCGACCGGGTCTGACATGGGCGACCCGATGCCGACCGTCACCGCCAATGGCGAGCCCGCGCGGCCCGCCGGGGCCTGTCCGCTGGGCATCGCCGGTGCGACGCTGGTCAAGATGGGCAACGGCGAGCGAGACGGCCAGCAGCCGCGCGCGCTCGATCCGGTCAGGCCGCTCGGCACCGTCACCGCCAAGGGATCGCAGGCGGCGGCGGTGACCGCATTCCTGTCGAGCTTCTACACGCAGGGGACGAACAACCGCGACGCGCGCCGCCCGCACCCGACAGTAATGGCGGAAAGCGGCAAGTCGGCCGTCGTCGCCGCCCATCTCGAACAGGCCAACGGCGGGCCCCGCAACCGCAACAGCGCGGGCCGTGATGCCCGCCGCCCGCTGTCGATCGCGCTCGCTTGCTCGGCGCTGGCGATGAAGCTACCGCCTTGGCCGATCGTTAGCGGCTAACGCGGCGCGGCGCTAACCTTGTTCCACCACTCGCGCCAACCCTCCGCTTTCACGGTGTTTTCGGCACAGAACCGGGCGTCATCCAGCTGGGTTTCCTCACCGGGGCCAACAGGCTTGCCGGCGGCATCGGCAACGGCGGGCAGATACGCTCCACCGGCGCTACCCTGATCGGCTCGATGGCGTGCCTCGCGCAACCCGGCAGCATAAGCATCGGCAGTGCGGCGAGCATCGGCAAGGCGGGTCGATAGCGCATCGTTCATTTCCTTTGCTGTGGCGTCGTCGCGGGCCTTCACCAGCGCGGCGTGGGAGAGATCGTCGGCACGGGCCTTCTCGGCTGCGGCCTGAACCGTGGCGAGATCGCGCTGGTGCAGCGCGGCTTCCTGGTCGAAGTGCTTCCGCCAGCGCTTGGCATCGATCCTGGCGAAGATGAGCAGGACGGCCAGCGCGCCGATCGACAGCAGCGAGACGACGGTGCGCCAGTTGCGCAGGGCGAGGATCATGGCGTGTTTCCTTCCGAGGTCGGCAGCGGGTCGGCCGGCGGATTGGGCGAGGCCGTCGGCATTGAATTCGACAACCCCTCCGCCAGCGCCGATCGTTCCTGCGATTCCCAGATCGATCGCATCGTCGTCACGGTCTGCTGGAAGGCGAGTAGCAGCGCGGTGATCAGACCGGCATCGAGGATCGGCACCTTGCCCTCCGGCGTGACGTGCGCCAGCGCCTTGTCGAACGTGTAGCCGATGAGGAACAGCAGCGCCGCCGCCAGCATCGACAGCGCGAGCAGGCCGGCGAACTGGATATGAGCCTTGCTCATGCCATCAGCCCCTTCGCCTTCGCCAGCAGCGCGATCCGCTCGGCCAGCCCGTTGAATCCACCGTTGATCCGCCGGGTCACGCCGCGCACGTCGTCGGCGTCCGCCAGCGCGTTCAGCCTGCGCGTGGTCCAGAACCGGCACGCCGTCGCCATCGCGGGGCCCGGCTGCTCCGCCAGCTCGGGTTGCGCTTCCAGCGGCAGGCCGAGCGCGTCGCCGATGTCGCGATAGTTGGCACGGCCGGTCAGCTGAAATATGCCCCGGCCACGATAACGAAACCCGTCACCAGCCTGGGTATTGCCCAGGTCGCGTCGCCCCTCGTAACCGCGCTGCGCCGGCGTCGGGCCCCACAGCTCGCGCATCAGGCGGAACCCTCCGGTCTCGTGCGCCGCCTGCGCGACGAAATGCGCCAGCCTCAGCGGTGTCTCCAATATGCCGGCTTCCAGCATGTCCCGGGCACCGGCGCGCCCCAGTGGCCCGGCCAGCGAGGGATTCGCCCCGAACCGGGCGAACAGCGCGCGCAGCGTGTTCGCACCGATTATGCCGTCCGCCACTACGCCGAGCGCGGCTTGCAGACGGCGGGATTGATCGGGCGTCATCCCATATCTCCAGAATGGCATCATGCGCCGCCATCATCCGAACGGACGGCAAGGGTTGTGCGCCAGTTGAAACCGCTGGCGCGTCGGTATCTCTCATCAAATCTGTTTGATCAACAGATTATCGGCCTTACCGGCGCTTGCCGCTTGTGCGTAAAAGCCCGCCTTGGTGCCACCGCTGAAATTGACCGTGCCGGGCACCGCAACCGACGTTGTGCCCGTTTGTGGCGTCGGAGTTGCCGCGAACGGTTGGTTTACATACTGCACACCATCGGCAAAAACCTTGATCGCGTTTCCGCTGAATTGAATTTCAAGGCTTACGGTCGCCGCCGGAACATACCAATAAGTATTCACGATAAGATTGGTGACAACCCCGCCTTGCATCTTGCAAAGCGAGAATCCGGGATTGCTGTTTGAACCATACAAAACTTGCATGAACAAGAAATTGTTGCCGTCAACTTCACCGAACACCGGCAAAAAGTCCCAAAGCGAATTAACTAGATCAAACTTGACCGAATGATTTGCGGCGGCAGCATCGCGCACAACGTGCCCGTAATTGTAACCGGTAAGGCTCCACCGCGAAGCGGCATAAGCGTTGTTGCCGTCGATTTGATAATTGGTTTGATCAGCAAACGTCGGTGCGTTGTTCAATGCTGACAAACTCATATAATTCGGTGCATCGGTCAACAGCGTGCCGGTTGTTCCGGTGAAATCGCTTTGGAACACAATACCGCCGTTAGCGTCATCGTTTTGGATCACGGTTGTCGCTACCGACGCGGGCGCGAGTCGATAACCAGCCCCGGTCAACACCGTTAACCCGAACGGTTCATCACTTTCGGCGGTTGTGTCACCGGCAACCATGATGTTTACTGTTGCCGTGTTTTGACCGGCAAGAATGGTTGCACTGTTGACGGTTGGCAAAGCGCCACCTTGGAAATCAGCGGCGTCCGTCGATCCTTGGTTGAATTGGAGATTGACCGCCAAGTCAGTTGCGGGCGCGGGATAAGCGTAAACCGTGAACGGGAACGCCTTAACACCGCTGTTGCCCTCGATTTGAGCGGCGCTTGCGGTAATCGAAATTTCAGGCGTGTAAACAATCGGCGTCGGGGCACCCGTAGCAGGATGGAAACCGATAATGTTCGGAAGGTTCGCGATCGCATCATCATAAACGGCTTTGTGCCCGCCCGGCGACTGCGAGGGGTGCAAACCGTCAACGGTTAGATTAGGTTTGAACACACGCGGTTTAGCGGTCGCTTCAAGCGCCAATGCGAAATCATAAAATCCATCGGGTTTTTGCGTGCCACTACCCAACGCGCCGAAATTCTGTTGACGCAAGGACGGATTAAGCGTTGTGACGCACCAATGCGAACCGCCGAGTTGATCGGTTTGGTTGGCTTCTGTAATGTAACCGTCGGTTGACGTTGTGCGCGGCGATAGCGTGCATTGAATGAACCGAGCGCCGCCGGTGAGGGTTTTGATCCAATCCCAAAACCATTGGAAATTGCTCGATACGTTTGACCACGGCCCGCCGGTTGCTCGATCATTGGTGCCAAGGTTGGAAATTGTTGCGCCGATCGTTCCGATTTCGCTGATACGCTTACGGAACGGTTGGTTGGCGGCAACCGTCGCAAGGTTGTACAACTGCGACGATGGAACAGGCGCGGCAAACACGCTGTAACCAAGGTCCGCAAGAGCGCGCAACAAGCCGGAACGAACACCATCGGCGTTGACCGGTTCCATCGTCGCACCGCTGCCAGCCGTGCCCCACAAAATGCTATCACCATGAACAAGGACGGCTTTAGCGCCGGGCGCACCTTCGATCGTAACAGCGAACGCACCGGAAACCGTGCCGCCGCCTTGATTCATACCGGCAGGGTTTTTCGAATAGATCGACGCTCCAGCCGGATCAGTCGCCGACGTGACGCCGTAATCACCCGCCGTTGTGACGATCGAATCGTTGCCGACGCTCGTTCCGTTGACATAGCCGATTTCGACTTGTTCCAACCAACGCGAACCGGCGGTTAACGTTGCTGCAACCTTGTCGGTATAAGCCGTTTTACCCGCTGGAATCGTAACCTTTTTACCATCACCCGAAACGGTGCCGGTAAATGACGAGTCACTAAGCATATCAAAGAATGTGCATTGAATAAGCGTGCCGCCGGTTTGATCCAAACCCGTTCCGGTTGGATTGATGATCACCGCCGCGCGAATTGTGACCGGTTGTGTGCCGATCAAATCAGATGAATTGCCCGCACTCGACACGAAACCGGCGGCATAATGCAACCGCATGTTTGAACCGGCGACATTGGTGCGATGACCGCAACGATACGAAAGCCAACCGGTTGTCGCTTGAACGGCACCCAACGTAAGGATTGCGGCACGCGTCGAAGCCGACAAGATCGACGGAACGGCGGTGATCGTCAACGCAACGTTACTGGCGCGCGGTGAATTGGCGCTATCTGCCAACGTTTCGGTCAGTGTGATCGTCGGTGTTGAAATACTGCCGGTGCCATCCCAAGCCCACGTCCGAGCCGCACCGTTGACGGTCAACCCGGCGGGCAAGTTGCTCGCGACGATCGTTGAACCGGCAGTTGCACCGGTGATCGAACCGTTAGACGGTGTGCCGACATTGAACGTTGTTGCTGATAGCGAAAGCGCGCCAAGGTTCGGCGCTTCGAATTGGTTGACAACGGTGATCGTCAACGTTGTATCGCGCGGCGTGTTCGTCGCCCCGGCCAGCGTCTCGCGGATCGTGATCGCGTGCGACGCCGCAGACTCGTAGTCCGTGCCCGTCGCCCCCGCGACCAGCGTGGTGCCCGAAATCGCGAAGCGACCACCCGCGTCGTTCAACAGGCTCAGCGTGGATCCCGCCGTCTTGCCCAGGATACCGCCGACCGCCGTCCCCGCCGCGCTGTTCTCCACGATCGACGAAGCCGCGAGCGTCAGCGCCGACAATGTCGCCGCCGCCCCCGTGCCAACGATCGTCACCGGATACTCGACGGCCAGCTGCCCCACGCTCTCGCGGATCACGGCCGTCTGCGATTGTCCGGCAATAATCGCCGCGCCGGCGGTGATATTGACGCCGGCCAGCGTCAGGTTGGCATGCGTTCCCGCCGCCACCAGGGCGAGTGTGGAACTGCCGCCCAGCAGCCGCGCGACGGCGTAGACCGCCCCCGGGCCGCTCGCCGAAACGCTGCGCGCCGCGGGTCCGCCCCCGCCGCCGTTGCCCGATACGCGTCGCGGCATGGCTCAGGCCTCCGCGATCAGGTTGCTGGCGGTGGTGCCTGTCGCCCGCACGAACTGGGCGCAGACACCGATGTAGCTGCCGTTGGCCAGGTTCCGGTAGGTTACGTCAGCCTGCCCGCCGACGCCGCGCAGCACCACGTCGCCACCCGTTCCGACATAGATCCCCTTGGGAATGTCGGGCAGCTCCACGCTGTCCGACGGCACGATCGCATAGGGCTTGGTCGACGGCCCCGTCGGCGTGTCGCTGTATCCGCTGAAGCTGTTCGTCATTGCCTGCCTCCTTGTTCGCCGCCTTGGCGCGTTTTTTCACGGGCTCTGCCGCTCGGTCACTTTCCGGCCAGGTCGGCCACGTCCTTCTTCACGCGCTCCGCGCTCACGGCGGTCTGCACGCTGTTCCTCAGCTCGCCGATCGTCGCCGCCTTGCGCGCGCGCTGCTCCTCGCGCTTTGCCCGAGCGTTCGCGATGATCTCCGCGTGCTTCGCCTTGGGCGCATAGGTCAGCAGGTCGAGCAGGCCGTCGATCTGGGTCTCGACGTTCCGCAGCTCGTGGCGCAGCGCCTCCACCGACTGCTCGCACGCGCGGCTTTCGGCCTTCCATGCGGCGTCCATCGCGTCCAGCCGCTTGGTGAGTGCATCGTTCTGCTTCGTCAGCAGGTCGTTCGCCGCCATCACGGCGTCGTCGGTTTGCTTGCGCTGGCGCTCGGCATGCCCCGTCCCGATCCGGTAGAACGCAACCGCGACGCCGCCCGCCCCGGACATGCCGAGCAGCGTCACCAGAATCGGCAGCCAGGACGGGATGGACAGCATCACGCGCGCCCCGCCACCCGGCGGGACGATTCCCGGTCGCTCATGACGATTTCGCCCCTCAGTCCGCGCCGTAGCGCCGGAAACACGCCCGGCAGTGGTCCGGGCTCCACCAGAACAGCCGGTCGATCACCGCGGCGGCGCGCAGGCCCCAGCGGCGCCCGTTGATCGCCGCCGCGCCGACATAGGCCGAGATCAGCTGCCGCCCGCTCGGGCGATCCGCCAAACCGACCAGGTAGAGCGGCGACAGCCAGGCCGTGCAGGCGATGCAGTCGATCAGCACCAGCCATGCCAGCGCCACCGTGCCCAGCCGCCGGATCATGCCGGCCACGCCACGTTCGCCGCCGCAGCGATTGCTTCCACGCTCGCGGCCAGCTCGATCGCGCGCGTCGCTCCGCGCCGCAGCGCCTCGATCGCAGAGCCGATCGTCGCCCAGGCGTCGGCCTGCGCGATCACCGTCGCGGCAAGGTCGGCGATCGCCATTTCGGTCGCCGCGGCCTCGGCGGCCAGGAACGGAAACCTGGCGGGATCAGCTTCGGCGCTCCACGCCCGCGCCTCCTGCTCCTTGCGCAGATACGTCATGGCCTGGCCGTCGCCCGGCGTCAGGTAGAGGCGGCGCACCGCTTCGGCCGCGTCGTTGACGCGCGCGATCGCCGCCTCGCGCGCCGCCGTCAGGTCGATGTCCCAGCCCGTGCCGTTCCAGCTGTGCAGCAACGGGTCGATCGGCCCGTCGAGCGCCAGCACGCACGCCCCGCCATAGCCCGCCGGATCGGGTGCCACCTCGGCCGCCACGCACGCCGCGACCACCTCGCCGGCCGCATCCAGAATGGTCCAGTGCCCGGTCATTGCGTCACCGAGAATCCACCGTCGAGCGTCACCCCAATCCCATCTGGGGTTGACCCAAATGACTTGCGCACCGCCAGGCCGACTTCGTAGAGTGCCCCCGCCGACAGCCCACTGATGGTAGTTGGGGTGATCGACACGCTCCCTGCCACGGGATCGCTCTCTGCTACCGACTGCGCAGTCAAACCCACTACCTCAGAGGTGTAGCTCCATGCGCCGCCGCCCGCCGAGCGATAGGCGAACGACGCACCAGCGCGCCACGACCATACACCTGTTCCCGGCGAGGCTACGGTGTAGTTGCAACCACCCTGAGCAATCAACTGGCCGCTCCCGTTCGCGCGCAGTGTCACCGACACATGTGCCCCAACGTAACTCGCCGAGCTGGCGATATCCTGGAGCACGTCCTGCGATGCGCTCGATTGCGATTGCGGCGGCGGCGCGTCCAGCGGGCGCTTCACCTCGATCCGCGCGGAGGCGACCGCGCTGCCGCCGATCGTTGCCGCGACATCGATATAGCCCGGCGCGTCGGCTTGGCTCACGCTGATCGCGCCGCCCGCGTAGCTTGCCGCGATCGCGCCCGACGACGGGGTCGCCGTGATCACCGCCGCGGCAAGCACGTCCGTCGTTCCCTGCACCAGCTGCACGCCGACCGTTCGCGGCAGCTGGCCGGACTTGGTCACCCCGGCATAGCTCGCCTCGATGGTGAGCGTGTTCGTCGTCAGCGCAAGCGCGTAGGGGCTCGTGCCGGGCGTGCCCGAGATGCGCACGGGCTTGCCCCAGTTGGTCAGCTGCGTCAGCGTCGCGCCGTCACGCCTGAAGCGCGCCTTTGCCTGAAAGAGATAGCCCGTGCCCGTCGAACCGGGGTCGTCAGTCCACCCGGCCGGCGGATCGCCGGTGCCGTTCGGCGGCGCCGCCGGGACCGTCGCGCTCCACTTATAGACCGTGGAAGAATATTCGCCGTTGGTGCCGGCTTCGCCGACCCCGAGCACCGCCGGACCCCAGTTGGCGCCGTTGTCGTTCGATTGGCGATAGTAGCGATCGGCGCCGAAGAAACTGTCATGCCAGGACGTCGCGCCGTCGATCGACCACTGCGTCTTCAACAGCGGGGCGGAGGCACCGGGAGCGCCGGTCGCGCCAAACAACATCGCCTCCAGCTTGGTGCCCGTGCGGTACAGCGAACTGTCGAAATACAGCGGAGCAGTCGGGTCGACGTCTCCGGCATGCGTGTAGACCAGCGCGCCGTTGAGATAGTATCTGATCTTCGTGCCTTCGCGCCGGATCAGCGGGACATCGCTGTCCGAGGTGCTGGTCGCCACCGTCGCGGATATCGAGGAGCCCTCGACCACCGTCCAAGTATTCAGGTCCCCGTGACGCTGCATCGCAAAGTCGAGCGTGTCGTAACTGTCGTTCGTCGTCGGGTCGGTATTGAGCGCGATCATCGCGATGGGCGCCGGGCCGGAGATCCGGGCCGAGGCGGCGACGTCGCCTGTGTAGCCGACTGTCGAGCGCACCGACGCATCCCACCCGCTGGCGCCAGTCTTGGTTGCCTTCGCACCGTCGACGACGATCGCTCCGCTTGTCGCCAGTGGGAAGGGTGTCGCCGCCGCCCCCGTCGCTCCATCGCGTGACGCGAACACCGTCACGCTGTCGGTCGCGCCACCGCACTCTACCCGCACGCTGAAGGTCTCGCGCTCGGGAAAGCCCGCGATCCAGTTGGCGAACTGCGCCGACAACATCGTCAGCGTCAGCGCATCGCTGCTGTCGAAATGCACCGTCGCGCCGATCGCCGCCGCCGACGCGTTCGGCCCCAGGACGACGGTGCCGTTGCGGTCGACCACCGTGAACAGCGGGTCGGTATCCGTATTCTGCCGCGTCACGCGGATCGTCGTCGTCTGCACCGCGATCGCGCCGGCGGCGTCGATCCTGAACGTGCGCGGTTCGGCCGCCACCTGGACCAGCGGCGGGGAGACGCCGTCTTGGGCCGCGCGCGACTTGGTCAGCGTCACGACCTGGTCGAAGCTGATCCCGGCATGCGCGCCCGTGCCCACCGCCCGCAGCGTCACCGCCGCGCCGTCCTCGCCCGGGTCGAACCCGCCGGTCCACGCATAGTGCATGCCCGAGCCGGCGAACGTCAGCCCCTGCGGATTGGCGACGACCGACAGCACGAAATCGCCCGACACATCGGTCCCCGCCGGCTGCTCGATCACGAAATCGCCCTGCGCCAGCGCATAGCTCGACACCGTGCCGTCATGCGCCGCCGGCAGCTGGATCGTGTCGTTGGTCAGGTAGAAGGTGTAGGACTCGGCGCCCAGGGCCGCGAGATCACCCTCCAGCGCCGCGATCGCGCGCGTGATCGGCCACAGCGAGGCATCGTACACCGTTGGCGCGGCAGCCTGCACCGCGGGCGCGTCGCTCGCATCCCAGGCATAGACGTCGGCGTGCTCCTCGCGCAGCACCATCGGCACCGTGCCGTCCACCTGGATCGTCAGGTCGGCTATGCGGAACAGCTTTTCCGACCACCCGAGCGGCAGGAAGGTGAAGCGGACGACGTCGCCCTTCTGGAATTTCCACGCCGTGGCCTGGAAGACCGCCGTGAACATCCCCGGGTAGAGCGATCGTTGCAGCCGCTGCTTCGCCAGCCGCTGAGCCTGGCTCGGCGACTGCACCAGCGGAAGGTTGATCGTCTGCGCGCGCTCGATGCCGTCCGGGCTGCTCACCGCGACCTGCGGGTAATCCACCAGCTGATAGAGAGAGGCGGCGGACGGATCGGTATAGCCGCCGCGGATAACGTTGATCGTGTCCTGCAGCGGCGGCGTTTGCAGCCAGGAAAATTCCCCCAGCACGTCGGCCGTCGTCAGTGATCCGATCGGCGCACCCAGATCGTTGTGCAGAACGACCAGCCGCAGCTTGCCGCCGACATCGTCCAGCAGCGCGTTCATCGTCGCCTTCAGGTTCTCGGTCACCAGCTGCAGATCGTCGCCTTCGCTGAACACACCGTCGCAGCGATAGCGCGGCTCCGTGCCGCCGCCGGATTTCGCTACCGGCTCATCGCACAGGTTCGCCGCGGTGATGAAGCTCTCAAGGTCGATCCGCTCCGGCGGCACGCCCTTGCCGACCATCAGCAGCCATTGTCCGCTCGACGGGTTCTGCACGCGCCAGCCGAGCAGATACCACAGCAGGCACAGCGCGGGATTGCGCGCTGCGTTCACATCCCAGCTCCACGTCGATTGGTCATCGGCGCGCTTCGGCCCGCTGCCCCCCGGCACCGTGCTGTCCAGGCGCGGGTCATAGAACAGCGCACCGTCGCCGACGATCGTCATGCGCGACGTGATCGACGCGGCGAACGGGCTGTCGGTGTTGCCGTTCTTCGTGATCTTGAACGCCGCGTAAACGTATGCGCAGCCGGTGTAGCGGCGGCTCGATCCCATGCGCGTGCCGATGTTGATCGCGTTCGCCGCCGATCCTTCGAGCACCGGTGTGATCTGCAGGAACCCGGCGAATCCACCCTGCACGCCGCCCGTCACTGTCCACGCCAGCGTGCCGTCCAGCCACACCTCACGGATCGCGTGGACCCTGTGGCTAGCGCAGAGGATAAACCGATGCACCCATGCCTGATCGCCGCTGATCTCCTGGTCGCGAAGGTCGGTGCCCATCGCGGTGGATCCGAATACCATCAGCCGCGGTGTGCGCAGGTTGATCGACACCTGCAGCCGGTCGGCGGTCGCGACGCTCACCTCCGGCGCGCGCGGCTTGGGCGCGAGCAGGCTGCCGGCGAACGAAAGCCCGATCGATGCGGCGAACAGCGTTCCGGCGGAAACGCCGATCCCCGCGATCGTCGTCGCGGCGGCGGTGCTCAGCGCCGCCGACAGGCTGAACCCGGCGGCAAGTGCACTGCCGACGCCCAGCGTCGCCACACCAAGCGCCACGAAGCCGACGACAGCGCCGATGTCGTCGAGTGCCTTTGCCATCAGCCGACCGCCCAGGCCTTCGCCCATCGCCCGCGCGCGAAGCGCACCAGGCCGGGATTGCCGCCCGCCTCGCCGATGAAAAGTGCATCGGCCCCCACGCACACGCCGACCATGCCGTCCACCAGCACCAGGTCGCCGCGGCGCGCGAAGCCGACCGGGCGCGGTTCGAACCCGGCATCTATCGTCGCTTCCAGCGTGCCCGCACCAAACCGGCGCAGCGCACGCTCGGATCCCTTGGCCGTGCGATACCTGCCGCGAAACGCAGCCGCCGGATCCTCGCCGGTCATCGCCTTGACGGCACCTGCTGCGAACAGCGCACAATCCAGCGTGCCCCAGTCGAATTCCGCCCGCTCCAGTCGCTCCAGATACCCGTGCAACCGCGCTTCCCAATCTGGCAGGCGATCCATCAGAACCTTCCCCATGGCGCGCCGACGTGACGAAGCGCGAAACCGATTACGCCCAGATTGACCGGCGTCCCGCTGGTCAAGAGTGAGGTGCTGTTCCCGTTCGCCAGCGCGATCGACGCTCGCGCCGACAGATCGCCCGGATCATAGCGCTCCTGGTCCAGGTAGCTGCGGTTCGACGCCGCCGAATAGGCAGCGAGATAGCCCTCGATCGTCAGCTCGATAGTTTGATCGCCAGGCTCGCCGCTGATCGTCAGCGCGGTCATCCATCCCGTGTAGTAATGCTGGACCGCACCCTGCCCTGTTCCGAATTCGTCGCGGATCAGCCGCCACAACTGTGCCGTGCGCCCCTGCCAGTTCGCGCGATCGCCGATGATCGAAAGCAGCTCCGCGTCGAGCGCGACGATGCCCGACAGCTTGGCGATCACCGAATCGGACCCACCGTCCTTGTCGCGCACCGGACCGATGTCGACCATTGTGGGATTGATCCCGTCGAAGGTGTAGCCGTCGAGGTCCGCGTTTCCAGTTCCGGCGAACGCGATCGATTGCCCGGCGGTGCACGCGCGCACTGGATCTCCCAGAATGTCGAGATGACAGAAGAAGACGGGGCGGATTGTGGGTTGATCGATCGCGGCGCTCGCGGTTGCATCAGGACGGCTCACCGGGCCTCCTCCGCCGAAAAGGCGAAGGCGTATTGCTGGCCCGGCGCCACGTCCCAGCCCGCCGGATCTCCGGCCAAACGCACCAGCGCATACGGCCATTGCATCTCGACCGTCGCGCCCGGCGCGGGAACCTCGGTAAGCTCGGGCTCAAAGGTCGCGACCGCCTGTCCCGCCGCATTCGAGTTCAGCGGCGCGGTGAGGCAGACGAGCCGGCGGTGCCCGCTCGGCAGCGGGACCGTCAGGAAGCATCCGGTCCCGAGCACGGTCTGGCTCGCGGGCAGGCCGGAGACCGGCATCGTCGTGCCCGCGTTCGCGCCGGCGCCGATCGTCGGATTGCCGGCCGCCGTCTGCTGCCCTTCCACAGCGCGCACCGCGAACGCACGGAAGGGTTGCGAAACCTGCACGAAGAACGCGCGCCACGCCCGCGCCTGCGCCTCGCCCACTTTGAGCACCAGCTCACCGCTCACGGTCCAGTTCTGCGCGCCCGGCAGTCCGACCGACTTTGACGTTCCGGTCCACCGCGATCGGTTGACCTGCGCCGCGGGCGGCAGACGCCACTTGACATTGCGCAGCGGCAGCGGCGCGGGTGGGGTCACGATGCTCATGCTACAGCCCCGGTCGCCGCAGCGCCGCGACGGTCGCCGTCTTCGCCGTATCGATGATCGTGGGGGCGGTCGCCTGCACCACCTGGGCGGCCACACCCGCAGCGCGGTTGTCGATCCGCGCGTTCAGCAACCCATCCTCAAGCGCGATCATCACGACGATCTGTCCGCCGCCGCCCGCACCCGGCGCGAGTGACCGCGGCAGGCTTGGCGACACGATTCCGCCGGCGGCGAAGCGCGGCAGGCGACCGGCGTTGATCGCCTCGATCAGCGGGCGATAGCGCGCGGTCGACGCCGCGTTGATGACATATTCGCCGTTCGACAGCATCGCCGGAATCCGGTCGTCGCGCCCCCCGCCAGCCCCGGTGATCGGACCGCCGCCTGCGCGGCGCAGCACCGGCCCGCCATCGGCAAAGCCGAAGAAACTGCCGAGCCCGGGGATCGCGCCGACGATCGCCTTTTCGATCGCGATCCGCGCCAGGTCGGCGATAATCGACGATGCCATGCGCTTGAACGCGGAACCGAGGCTTTCCGTCCCGTCGATCACGCCCAGGATGCCGCTTTCCAGCGTCTGCAATCCGTTGGCGGCCACGTTTTGCAGCGCCTCGTTCATGTCGCCCGTTGCGGCGATCAGCCGGTCGCGATACTGCGCCAGCGGTCCTTTCTGGTCGTTCGCCAGCGCCGCCATTTCGGCGGCTTGCCTCGCCGGCAGTCGCGCCAGCGCCTCGCGCGCGGCCTGCCGGTCGCTGGACGAAAAGCGCCCCGTGGTGTCGCGCGTCACGCGTTCCAGCGCCTCGCGTTCCTCTTGCTGCTTCAGCTTCAGGATGCGCCGCTCGATCGCGAACCGGTCGCGGGCGACGATCGCAAGGCGCGCCTGCACCTCGATCACGGCGATCGCATCGTCCTCGGCCGCGCGCTGGCGCTCGAACGCGGACTGCTCGGTCTCCTGCGCCGCGCGTCGCGCCGCCAGCTGGCTGTCGATCGCCGCCGCCTCGGCGTTCAGCGCCTTCAGCTTGGTGAGGTTGACGGCGATGAACCGGTTGTCGAGCGCCTGCTCCTCAAGGTCGCTGTCGCGCGCCTTGCGCGCCAGCTCGATCCGCTCCTGCTCGATCCGCAGCCGTTCCTGTGGGTCGCCGGACAGATCGGCGCGGCCGGACGAGACGGCATCCTGCCCGCGCGCCAGCAGGTCGTCGGCGCGGCGCAGCAGCCCCCGATCGCGACGGGCATCGGCGATCGCGGATCCGCCCCCACCACCGCCACGCGATCCGCCGCCGGCGAAGGTCTTCGGCACGTCCGCGCTCGCATCCAACGGCATTGCACCGGCGGGACTGCCGATCCGCTTCTTCGCTGCAGCGATCCGCGACCGTGCCAGCAGGATGCGCTGGCGATTTACCTCCGCTTCCGCCTCCGCGCGCGAATTGAACTGCCGCTCGTTGCTGGCGTCCCGCAACGTGAACAGTCCCGATGGCGAACTGGTGATCGTCCCAGAGCGCGGCAGGCCGGCGTCAAGCCGGATCCGCGAGGCGAGGCCGCGTTTGGCCCTCGCCAACTCGCGTTGCCGCACGGCAAGGTCGGTGCTCTGATCGGCTTCCGATTGGGCTATCCGCCGGCCGGCAGCGGCACCGACAATACCACCTGCCACCGCCCCCGGAATGCCGCCGAACCGCGCGCCCGCCAGCGCCCCGATCGCCGCCGCCGCGCCTGCCGGGTTCGAATTCATGAACCCGATGACCTTGCCGGTCAGCGTCGCCAGCGCGTTAGCCAGATTATAGATCGCTCCGGCATTCTCCGCGACGACCCCAGCGATGCGCGCTTCAAGCTGCTGCTTCAACTCGGACAGCTTGTCCGCCGTGCGATCGGCATCCTGTATCTGCTTGTCCGAGAGCACCAGGCCGAGCCGCTCGGCTTCGTCCGCCAACGCCGCGACGCCCTTCGCGCCGCCCGTCAGCAGCGTGTCGAGCTTCTGTCCGGCCTTGCCGAACAGCTGAACCTCGATCGCCGCGCGCTTCGCCGGGTCGCTGATCTTAGACAGGCCTTCCGCAATGCGCGGGATGACGTCGCCTGCCGCCTTGCCGTTCAGCGAAGCGATCGAGATGCCCAGCGCGCCGAATGCCTCCGCCGGCTCCTCCGCTCCCAGTTTGGCCTTGCCCAGCGTCAGCGTCAGCTTGGCCAGGCCCCTGTCCATCTCCTCCTGCTCGATGCCCACCTGCGACGCGGCGTAGCGATAGACCTGCAGGTCCTTGGTGGTGACGCCGAGCTGCTGCGACACCTCCCCCAGTGAGGAGGCATAGTCGAGCCCGCGTTTCGCCAGCGCGATCAGCGTCACACCCGTCGCGGCGCTGGCGATGCCGCCCAGGCCGACGTTCGCGTCGAGCGCGCCCAGCTTCGCTTTCAGATTGCCCAGTGCCGCGAACTTGGCGTCGATCGACGCGAGGCGTCCGTTGGTCTGCCGCTGGAACTGGGCGACCGCATTGTCCGCAGCCTTCAGGTTGCGGATCATCAGCTCCGCCGAGGCGCTGATCTGCAACTGAAGCTGGCGCGTGTCGTTCGCCGCCATTACGCTACCCCTTCATTGTCAGATTGGAGCCAGGATGATGCGATTCATCGCGATGCTTTTCGACGCGATCGCTCTGCTCGGTTGCATTGTCGGTGGATGGATCGCGGTCACCGCGATGCAGGCCGTGTCCGCGTCCCAGCAGGATGCGGGGGTGGCTTTCGGGATCGCCGTCGCGATCATTCCCTACTGCCTGTCCGGCATCATCCATCGCGGCGCGCTGCTCGACCGCATCCACAAGGATTAGCGTTCAGCGGGTGTGTTCGCGTCCCGCCAACCCTCATATGCCGCCCAGAATTCATGCGGTGTCGCAGCCCAGAACCGGGTAGGCGGCCAGCACAGCACCCCCGTCGCAAACCCGGCTAGGCGGCGGCGATATCCTGCCCTGCCTCCGCCGGTGCCGCTTCCATCGGCGTCTTCGTCGGCAGGGCGCGCGCTTCCCCCTTGGCGGTGTATCCACCCATCACCGCCAGATAGAGCAACAGCTCGATCCGCTTCACCACCGGCAGCTTTCCCGCATCGACGATGCATTCGCCGACACTCTTCGCATTGAACGCCTGCATCGCGCTGTCACCGATCGCGCGGCCTTGGGCGCGAATACATTCGGTCACCACGACCGCCGCATCGTCGATCGACAGGCTCGTGCTGCCGGCCGCGGCGCACAACGCCTCGATCGACTTGCCCGTCTGCCGTTCGATCGCCACCTGCGCCTCGTAGCTGGGACGCAGCACGTAGCTGACGCCTTCCAGCTTGACCTCGACCTCGCCACGCTCCTCGTTCGCCTGCTCCATGGTCAGACGGCAAGCGTGTCGGTGGTCGGCGCGCCGTTGCCCTTCAGGGTGACTTTCACGCCGACGCCCGCGTTCTGAGCGAAGTCGGAGGTGTCGAGGTTGCCGTACACCGAACCGGCGAACACCACGTCCCCCGCCGCGCCGGCGGTGCCGTTCTTGCGGATCTGGATGTTGAACGGCAACAGGGGGTTGGCGTTCGATAGCGTCTCGAGCCGGGTGTAACCGTTGGCATCCGGCAGGTTGGGGATCATGTCGAGGTCGATCGACCATGCCTTGAGGCCGGGCGCGCTCGATCCATAGCCGCTGTCGTCCTTGGTCGACAGGTCAACGTCCGCGGCGTTGCGGTTCACCTTTCCGCCCTGCTGCCCCTTGATCACGTTGTAGGTTCCCGGCGTGTTGCTCTCGATCCACACCAGGTAATTGTTGCCCAAACCCTTGCTCATCGTCCTGTCCTCCTCAATCGTCCTGCTGCACGAGCATCTCGAACCGGTGGATGCCGTGGTAAGTGACCCCGTCGTCCTCGCGATCGGTGGCGCTCGCCAGCCAATGGCACTGGTCGAGCGTCGCCCCCGGAGCGGTCAGCACCACTCCGGTCAGCGCCTCGCGCACCGCGTGCATCATCGCCAGCAGCGGCCGCCGTGCCGGCCCGCGATGCTGAAACTCGATCTCGACCGTGTGCCGCTCCAGGCCGTCGCCCTTCGCGCCGATCTCCTCGGCGTCGATCGCGCCGATCTCGATGAACGGTGGCTGCGTGTTGGGCGGCACGTTCTGATAGACCGGCGCCAGCGCCTTCACCGCGGCCACGTTCACCGCCGCGAACACGGCGTCCTGCGTCGCCTGCAACAGGTCGGTCATTCGAACGCGATCCCCTGCGCGGCGTCGGCCAGCGTGTTGTTCCAGAATGTCCGCAGCCGCTTGTTCAGCGCGTCGCGGATCGCGGCACGCCGCTTGAACACGAACGGCCTGGGCGCCATCGCCCGCACCCGCATCTGGTAGGGCCGCTCCCCGGCACGGCGGGCGCGGACGGCCTGCCCCTTGCGCCCGAACTCGACGATCCGCCCGTAGAACAGCCGGTTCCTCGCGCTCGGCGGCCCGACGATGCCGACGCGAAGCCGCAAGGACGCCTTGAGCAGCTTCGTGCCGAGCCCCGCCCGCAACGCGCCCGTGCGCACCGGCACGTCCGCCTGCATTTCGGCCAGCAGCTCACGTCCGGCGTCTGCCAGCGTGGCCTGCATTTCCTCCTTCACCGCCGCCGGAAGTTGGCGCAACAGCTTGCGGACCGACCGGTCGCCGCGCACGCGCGATCGAGTCTGGCCGCTCACTGCTGCACCGATGCGCTGTCGGCGAAGATCACCAGCTGCTCGCGCCGGCCGGTCGGATCCTCGACCGAGCGGATGTTCAGCAGCTTGCCGTCCAGCGTCACCTGGTCGTCGGTCGTCACGTCGGCGCGCCAGCGGATCCGGATGCGCCAGGACGATATGCCCTGCAGCGCGCCGGCCAGCATCGATTCGCGCCCGTTCTGGCTGATCGCCTCCGCCCACACCGTGGCGAAAATGGTCGGCGTCTCGACCTGCGCGCCCTTGCCGTCGTCCGCCAGCGCGATCCGCGACAGCGAGACACGCCGGTTCAACTCCCCGGAACGGAGAGGAGCGAACACCGAACGCCCGGCCATGCTACAGCACCGGCATCCGGTATCGCGCGACGATCGTGGTCACACCCAGCGGCACCTCGCCGCCGACGCCGTCCATCACCACCGCCTCGCGATTGAGATACAGATGCGCCAGGAACATTCGGGCGGCCTGGATCAGCGCCGCCGGGGCCGCGCCCGCCGGATATCCCGCCGAGAAGGTCACCGCCACCGCGCTCGCGCTGCACGGCCAGCTCGTCCCCGGGGACGGCAGCAGCCCGCCCGCCGGATCGACCCGCCATCCTCCCGCCGCGATGGTCTGGCCCGTGCCGTCGCTGTCGAGATACGCGATCCCCGTCACCGCCAGCGTCGCCGCCGGGCCGACGCCCACGCGCATCCGCTCGCCGAACGCGGCGAACTTCGCCACCAAGCCGTTCACCGGGCCGAGCCGCACGTTCGCCAGCTGCTCGATCATGTCGATCGCCGCATCGCGCAGCGCCTCGATCAGTGCGTCCTCGTCCGTCCCGTCCACCCGCAGCCACGCCTTCGCGTCCGCGAGCGGCAGAAGAGCCTCGCCATACCCGTTTACCGGCGCCGAAGGCGTCAGCGTGAACAGCATGGCGATCGGGTCCGCAGCTTACTTGGTGTCGCTGTCGGACTTGCGCTCAAGCAAGGGCGCAGGCTTGACCTTGTGCGCCTGAGCGACCTTCGCGGTCTTCGCGAGGCGCTTCTTCGGCGCGTCGCCCAGCAACGTCAGCACGCCCATCTCGACCAGATGCTTCACATCGCCTTCGTTCGCCTTGCGCAGGTCGCCACGGGCATAATCCCTGTCGCCCTGGTGCTCGCGATTCACGCGATAGGATTTCATCGCCATTCTAACCTCCTCGGCTGACCAAAACTGCGGGATTAACGCAGCTTTGGTCAGCCGGGCCGGGTTGTCCCCGGCCCGGCGTCACATCATCAGGGGAGCCGGCCAAAATCGCCGTAGATAAACGCTTCCGGGCGGTAGACCGCCAGCGCGAGGCGCTCTTCGCACAGCATCGTGATCAGGTTCTTGATGAAATCGTCCTCGTTTTCGGTGGCGATCTCCACCCGGGCGAGCCAGCGATCGAACAGCTGCGCGCCCATCTTGAAAGCGCCCGTCAGGAACTTGTCGGCGCTGATTGCCTGCGTCGTCACCACCGGCAGGCCCCACAAGGTGGGAGAAAGCGTGCCCTGCGGCGAGCCGATGATGTAGCGGCCCTGGCCGTCCTTCAGCAGCTCGACCCACGTCCAGTCGATCGGGTTCATCACGTGCCCGGTCGCCGGATACTCGGCCAGCGCAGCCTGCAACATCGCCAGGCGCATCATGTCGATCGACGTCGCGCCGGCAATAGTGATCGGGGCGACATAGGCGGTTGCCTGCGGGATGATGCCCAGCAGGTTCTGCCCGGTTCCGTCGCCGTTCAACAGCTGCGCTTCTTCCTTGAACTCGAGCCCGTAGCGCAGCCGTCCGTCGATGTAGCTCTGGATCTGGGCGACATCGTCCATCACCTGCCGGGACGCCTTCATGTAGTGCGCGATTACCTTGGCGGTGGTCGAGACGAGGTCGAAGGTGATGTCGGAGCTTGGCTTGACGCTGCCTTCCGCAACCATACCCGCGCCGTTCGTGAAGCCGGTCTCCTTCACATATTCCAGCGTATTGCCATCCATGCGGCCCGGCGTGATCAGGTCGCGCACCGTCATCTGGCGATTGGGCGGAGCGATTACGCCCGGCAGGCGGGTCTGGTTGATCGCGTCGCCGACACCGCCGGCGCCAGTGATCGCGCTGGTGATCGTTGCCTTCTGCTGGACATCCACCCGCCCGCGTGGCTGTGGCTGATTTAGGAATGCCTTCACCCGCTCGTCGGCGACAAATAGCTCGCCGAGCGATTTCTCGCCATCGCCGCGCTGTTCGGTGCGATTGGCCAGCTTCTGCTCCAGCTCGTCGAGCCGCCCCTTGGTGGCGTTCATCTCGGTCAGCAGGCCATCGGTTTCGTCCTTGGCGGATTGCCCAAGGTCCTCGCCCTTGCGCGCCTTGCCCAGCGCGTCATCGGCGATCGCCTTCACCTTGGCGAATTGCGCCTCGAATTCAGCCTTGATCTCGCTCGCCAGCTCCTCGGCCGACTTTGTCTTGGGAGCGGGATGGCCGGTGCCGTCGCGCATGTAGCGGCCTCGCGCACGCTCGGCAGGCGTCATCGGGCCGATCGCCGCGCTGGCGATGGCCATCGTTACAGACTTCTTCATTTTGCGTTCCTCGTGTCCAGAAGTGGAAAGTCAGGCGCGCAGCGCTTCCAGGAAGCGTCGGGCCGCATCGTCCACCACGGCTTCGGGCTCCCCCCGAAGATGCGGTGCGCAGGCGGTTGCCATTGCCGCCGCCTTGCTTCTCGACAGGCCCAGCTCCCGCAGGGCCGTCTCGAATTCCCTGACCGTCGGCAGCTCGCCGTCGGCCCATTGTTTCACTCCGTCGATCCGCGCCGCCCGGCCCAGCGCGCCGAAGGTGACGATGCTCACCTCGCGCAGGTCCAGCTTCTTCAGGATCGTCACCCCGTCGTTTTGCCGGTCGGGTGTCGTCTCGATTTCGCGATAGCCGATCGACAGCTCGTCCAGGGCTCCGGCCTTGATCAGTCCGTAGACCTCCAGTGCTTTCGGACTCTCCTCGATCAGCAGCCGTCCGGCAACGCGCAGCCCCTTGTCGTCTTCGATCAGCTCGTCCCACACGCCGATCGGCTGCCAGGTGTCGTGCTGATAGAGCATCTTGATCGTGCGCTTCTCTCGCTTCGCCGCCGCCAGCGATCCCTTGAATGCCCCGGGCGCAACCGCCTCGTTGTAGCTGTCGACTACGCCGAACATCGAGGCGTATCCCTCGATCGTGCCGTCCTCGCCCAGCGCCTTGATGTCGAGCGCGACCCCGGCATTCTTCGATTTCATCAGCATCGTCGGTCCTCAGTTGCCCGCCAGCATCGCCGGCACTGCCGTGATCGGCACGTTCTGCGACTGCATCCGCGGCACGTCGCCACCCTCGACGGGCGGCATGTTTTCCAGCGCGCGCACCTCGTTGATCGTCATCCAGCCATTCATCAGACCGGACTGGTAGAATCCGGCTCGACCCGGGCTGTCGCCGCGCAGTAAACCTTCCAGATTGAACTCGATTGTCACGCCCTCGGCGCGGTCGGTCGGCGTCAGCAACTGCTTTGCCAGCGCCATCTCGATTCGCTTAAGCCGGCGTCGCAGTGTGAACTTCTGGAAGCCGAGGATCTGCTGCTCCAGCCCCGTGCCCCAGCTCGTCGTCTTCTCAGTGTGCCCCACCATGAATGGCGGCACCCCGAAGAACCGACAGATCTCCTCGACCGAAAATCCGCGCGATTGCAGCATCTGCGCGTCCTCGGCGTTCAGCGTGACCGTGCTCCAGGTCGCACCGCCCTCGAGGATCATCGGACGTCCGGCGTTCATCGCGCCCGACCAGCGCGTCGTGAGCGCCTCCTCGTAGACCGATCGCTTCTCCTCGCTCATGAAGTCCTTCAGCGACAGCACGCCCGAGGTGCGCAGCCCATTGCGAAACATGCCGCCCGCCGCACGGTCGATCGCCTGCGCCAGGCCGAAGGCGTGGCGGGCATAGGCCAGTGTCGACAGCCCGCCCTCCGGCCCCCCGCCGAAGCCACGCACGTGCAGCACGCCGTCGCTGCCGCGATTCTCGTCGGCCCAGCGATAGCGCAGCGCCCCGGCATTATCGCGCCCGACGCTCACCTCTTCCCACCGCACCGGGCGCAGCGCCGCTACGCGTCCGCCGGTGCCGCGCTCGATTGCCGCCAGCATATTGCCCGACAGCTCGAGCGACGCACAGCCGAACTCCCAGAAGTCGAGAGCAGTCTGTTCGGCGTTGGGGCTGTCGTGCAGCAGCCAGTAGAGCGGGTGCTCGCGATACACCGTCCGCCGGCCGGCGCGGTCGGTGCGATAGACCATCAGCGGCAGAGACCCGATCGTCCCGGCCAGCAGGTTCACGCACCCCCACACCGCCGACAGCGCCAGCGCCGAACCCGCCGACACCCGCTCGCCCGACGCACTCTCGCTCCCACCACCACGCCACCCGTCCGGATCCGTAAGCGACAGCGATCGGCGCCAGAACCCCGACGCCTTCTGCCGCAGCCACCCGGCCGCGCGCGAATACAGGCTCATCCACTAACGACCATGCTGGCCAGCCACCCGTCGAGGCCTCCATTCGCACCCGCCGCCTCCGGGCTCCGCTCGAGCAGCTTGGCCGCGTTGAAGCACGCGACCAGCGGGTCGATCTTCGCCTTCCCCGCAGTCTCTTTCGTGATCAGCACGGCATTGCCTCGTTGCTCGGCGCGGGCGTTGCCCACGCACCAGTTCAGCAGGCGAGAGCCGGCATGCGCCAGCGTCCCGTCCTTCAGCTTGCGTTCCATCGTCCACACCGCCGACGACAGGCGGAAACCCTGCGACACGGCGACCATCTGCTCGGGAAGGATCCCGGCCTCAATCAAAGCGTCATGCAGCGCCGCCACTCCCTGCGGGTCCATTCCGATCGCGCTCTTTTCCGGCAACAGCCCGGTCGCGTGCACCTCGGCCAGGATGGCGGCGATCCCCTCGACGTCGGTCATCCCGTCGTCGCAGAAGGTCAGGTCGCCATCCTTCTCGAAATCCTGCAGCCGCGCGGCGATCTCGGGCCGCAGCGTCAGCACGTCGCGCTGCACCCAGGCATGCGCCCAGAACAGCCACCGCTTCGTCACCTTCTCGCGTCCGGCAAGCGCCAGGCCGTAAAGGTCGTCCAGCCCGCCGCCATCGACACCGGCGACCATCACTTCGCACAGCTCGAACATCGCGCGATAGCCGGTCGGCCCCGCGATATCCCCCTCGGCAGCAATCTCCCAGAAGTCCGCTCCGCGCCAGCGCGCCGAGTGCAGCCCCAGGCCGATCTCGATGTTGAGGTGCTGCGACGCCCAGCGCCGCAGCTCCTCGATTCCCTTTTCCTGCGCCGTCTCGAACTCCTCGATCAGGCGCTCCAGCGTGATCGAGCGACCGAGGTTCGGCAGCACCATCGGCCAGTTCGCCGGATCCTTCCACGGCGCAGACGGGTCGATCTGCATCGCCTCGGGCATCTCGTAGAGCATCGCCAGCGTGTGTCCGCCGGTGATCCGCCCGTCGCGCACCCCCCGCGCATAGTCGAGCTCGGACTTGAACACCCCCGACGGCGCTTCGTCCGACTGCGTCGTGATCATGATCATGAACGCTTCCGGGTTCGCGATCATGCCGCCGCGCAGCTGGCCGATCACGCGCGCCGCGCCCGCGATCGTCGACAGCAGGTGAACCTCGTCGATCAGCAGCCCGGCGGGCTTCGATCCCGTCGCCACCTTCATGTCGAAGGTCTTGATCTTCAGCCGGGACTTCAGCACCCGGTCGTAGATCGTCTTCGTGTGCTCGGCGACGTGGAACCGCGCCTTCAGATACTCGTCGGCGTCGATCATGCCCGACGCCTGCTGAAAGGCGATGTCCGCCACTTCCTGCGTCGGACCGACCAGCACGAACTCGGCGCGCGGCCGCTCGTTCATCAGCAGCGCGACCAGCATGATCGCGGCGCCGCCGGTCGTCTTCATGTTCTTCTTCGGCACCAGCTCGAAGACCTCGCGGACCTGCCGCACCCGGTCCTCGTCTAGGCTGCCGAACACCGCCCGGATGATATCGCGGACGAACTCGCCCGCGGCCTCGCCCATCGTCGGCTGCCCCGGCACATCGGGCAGCCGCAGCTTGTCGAACATCGCCACCGCCCGCGCCGCCTCGGCCTGGTCGAGCGGCAGGTCTGGCAGCAGCGAGCGCCCCTGCTTCAGGCGCTCCACCCAGTCCGGACAGGCAAAGTCCCACAAGGGGGCCTCGGCCATCAGTGTTTGACCAGGTTGCCCCACGCGGTGTCCTTGTGCGCGACGTGCGCCGTCTCGGTCGCGAGCTGCTTCTTGCCCTTCTTCTCGGCCTTAGGCGGCTTCGCGCTGGCGACGCGCCCGCTCAGCAGGTCGTGCCGGTCGAGCCGCTTGAACAGCTTGTCGATCGCCGCGCTGTTCCCCTTGTCAGCCTCGGCGACCAGGGCGAGCAGCAGCTTGCCCTCCACCCGGTGACGGGCCTCGACGCGCGAGCGCAGCTCCCGAAAATAATGCTTCCTCAGCGTCGGCACGCTGATCGACAGCGCCGCGGCGATCTGTTCGTCGGTGAGGTCAAACGCCA